ATCCCGGTAATCGTATCTGATCCAGAGGCACAGTGGGTTGACGAAACAGGCGTTAAACCTACATCTAACCCAAGCCTTACAACAAAGACCATGAAAGGCTACACCTTAGCGGTTATCGTGCCTTTCTCCAATCAGTTCAAACGTGATGCAGAAGCGCTCTACGCTGAATTAGTAAAGAGACTGCCTAGAGCACTCGGAGAAAAATTTGATGCTACAGTACTTACCGGTACTGCACCAGGTTCCAACTTTGATACTTTGGCAGGCGTAACCGCACAGGCCATCGGCACAGACGCATACGGCGGTTTGGTTGCGGCCGACACAGACATTGCAACACACGGCGGTATCATGGACGGTATCGTTCTTTCCCCACAGGGTAAAGGCGTACTGTTAGCGGCTAAAGACGGAAACGAAAGACCTCTGTTCATCAACAATATGGCAGAAGGTGCAGTTCCTATGGTTCTTGGTGCAAATACCGCACTTTCCAAAGGCGCTTACAAAGCTGGCACACCTAACATTGTAGGTATCGCTGGTGATTGGACTCAGGCTCTTTGGGGTACAGTTGAAGACGTTCAGATTTCCATCGCAGATCAGGCTACTCTCACTCAGGGCAATACCGTTCTGAATCTGTTCGAGAGAAACATGTTTGCAGTTCGTGCAGAAATCGAAGTAGGCTTTGTTGCTGATACTTCCGTATTCAACGCACTCACCGTTGCAGACTGATGGTAAGGATGGTGAACAGGCTGACCGGCACAGTAATGTATGTAGATGAATCCCGCGTGGATGAATACATGGGGCGAGGACATACCTTGCCCCCTGTGCCTACTACTGAGGAGAAACCCAAAGCGGAGAAACCAAAAGTAGAGCCGAAAAAGAGACCTCAAAAAAAGAAATGAGGTGATTGATATGGCTTACGCTACTGTAGCAGATATACAAGCGAGAATGAGCCGAACCTTGTCTCAATCAGAGCAGGACATTGCAAGCAATCTGTTAGACGATACCGCCGTTTTAATTGACGCATACAACGTCAACGCAAATGCAGACGCTAAAAAGATTGTATCGTGCCGTGTTGTTATGAGGGCATTAGGAACAGGAGATGAACTTGGCGTACCAATGGGCGCAACGCAAGGCTCCATGAGTGGCCTTGGCTACTCACAGTCTTGGACAATTTCAAGCGGTTCAGTCGGTGAATTGTATTTAAACAAGACCGACAAGAAGTTGCTTGGATGCGGAAATAGCATCGGTTCATATAGCCCTTTGGAGGACATGACATGAAGGGAATGAGCGTGTATTTAGAGGTATCACAGAAGATAGGAGAGGACGGATTCGGGCAACCAATCTATGACATGGACTTTGTAGAAATCAAAGATGCACTTGTAGGCTCTCCGTCTACTGATGACATCACCTCAGCTTTGCAACTCTATGGCAAGCGGATTCAATACGTTATCGGAATCCCAAAAGGCGATGCTCACAATTGGGAAGATAAGATTGTGAAAATCAACGGTAAGGATTATAAGACGTTTGGATTTGTTGAGACAGGCATTCAGGAGAACATCCCGCTAAGGTGGGGTGGAAATATTAAGGTTGAGCGCTATGGGAAAGAAGATTGATTTTGAATTGAATCTAGCGGGATTAAATGAACTGATGAAGTCCCCTGAAATGGAAACAATCCTCCAGGAGACCGCAGAAGCCGTTGCACAGAGTTGCGATGGTGAATATGCGGCAAGTGTTCATCAGGCTTCTTATGTTGCTATCGCGAACGTATATCCCGCAAGTAAAGATGAATATTGGCGCAATCTTAAAACCAACGTCCTCTTGAAAGCATTAGGAACGTGCGGATTGCCTATGACGAAAGGATAAGAAAGATGATTGAGAAAACCATATACGACTTTCTGAAAGCCGAGAATCTTAGTGCAAACCCTTACATGGAAGTTCCTAAGACTCAGCCAAAGAAATTCATTGTGATTGAAAAGACAGGTTCTAGCAGAAGAAATAGACTTGAAACCTCTACAATTGTTGTGCAGTCATACGCTGACACCTTGTTTGGAGCGGCACAGTTAAACGAAGAGGTTAAACAAGCTATGTTAGACGGACTCATAACAGAGGATTCCGTCACCAGCGTGTCTCTGAATGGAGACTACAACTATACAGATACAACTACTAAATCATACCGCTATCAGGCGGTTTTTTTAGTTGTGCATTATTAGGAGGATAAATACATGGGAGCAAGTGGAAATACTGCATCTAATGTGTCCGCAGGCAAACCGAATATCGCGGGCGCAATCTATGTAGCACCTAAGGGTACTGCATTACCAACAACCACTACAGAAGCATTAAACGCGGCTTTTAAGTGCCTCGGTTATGTTTCTGAGGATGGTTTGACAAACTCCACCGGTCTGGAATCCGAAAAGATTAAGGCTTGGGGCGGTGACACCGTTCTCGTAATTCAGACTTCCAAGGATGATACATTCAAGTACACCTTGCTTGAAGTGCTGAACGTTGACGTGCTGAAGTATGTCTATGGATCAGATAACGTAAGCGGTGACCTTACCAACGGTTTGACTATCAATGTCAACAACAAAGACGTTGAAGAAAATGCACTCGTTATCGACATGGTAATGAGAGACAACACCGCAAAGAGAATCGTTATCCCGGACGGAAAGATTTCCGAAATCGAGGACATCGTTTATAGCGATTCCGAGGCCGTAGGATACGGTACAACCTTAGAGTGTATTCCAGATTCTGACGGAAACACTCACTATGAGTATCTGAAAAAAGCAAGCGTAAACGCATAGGAGATTAAGTTATGGTGACAATAACCACAAAAAGCGGTTTCAAGTGCAAAATTGACAAGAATCGATGCAAAGATTGGCGTTATGTAAAAGCCCTTGCAAAATGTGATAGCGGTAAAGAGGTTGACGCCCTGGAGGGCTTAACCTTTGCTATCCCGTTCTTGCTTGGCAAGGCAGAGGATGAATTGATTGAGCATTGTACTGAGAATGGAGTTTGTGATTCTCAGCGTATCGTTATGGAGTTCAAAGAAATCGTGGCTCTCTTGGGGGCTATCGAAAAAAAGTAGCTTTCCTCCTGTTAGCGTATACGAAATATCACGATGAGTTAATTTGTGATTTTGCTGAAACATATCATATCTACGATGTCGAGTCGTTAGATTGTGGTTATGTTGCCACGCTTGCCTATGGCTTGCGGGATAACTCACGGGTGAGAATGGCAATTAGTGGGCTAAAGGTAAACTTAGAGAGTTTGCTTCTAGCCCACATTGTTGATAACACCCGCTATAACGTATACATGAAAACTAAGAACGCTCAACACCACAGAAATATACCTAATAGTATTGTAGAGACTCTGACAAAAGAGAAAAAGAAAGAGTGTCAGACGTTCTCTAGTGGTGACGAGTTCTTGAAAAAATGGGAGGAACTAAATAATGGCTGAATTAGGTAAAGCCTATGTGCAGATTGTACCATCCGCACAAGGCATCAGCGGTTCTATCTCTAAAATCCTAGGCGGTGAGTCTGCAAGTGCGGGGGCTAGTGCGGGTCAATCACTCGGTACTAGTTTAGTGAGTTCGCTTAAAGGCGTGTTGGCGGCGGCAGGTGTTGGGACTCTATTAAAAGAGACTTTAGACGCAGGCGGTGACTTGCAACAGTCTTTTGGTGGTCTTGATACGCTATATGGAGACGCGGCAGAGGCCGCTAAGAAATACGCATCCGAGGCGGCAAAAGCGGGTATTTCTGCCAATACATACGCAGAGCAAGCCGTTTCTTTTGGTGCTTCACTAAAACAGGCTTTTGGCGGTGATACGACTGCGGCTATGGAGGCGGCGAACACCGCTATCCTGGATATGGCTGACAATAGCGCGAAGATGGGCACCGAAATTGGCATGATTCAGAACGCCTATGCGGGATTCAGCAAGCAAAACTACACCATGCTAGACAACTTAAAGCTCGGTTACGGCGGTACGAAGACGGAAATGGAACGTCTGCTTGCTGATGCTGAAAAACTAAGCGGCGTTCATTATGACATCGATAACCTTGGCGATGTATATGCTGGTATTCATGTCATTCAGGAGAATCTAGGACTTACAGGCGTAGCGGCCGAAGAAGCAAGCGAAACCTTTAGTGGTTCTATGAACGCTATGAAAGCGAGTGCACAGAACGTGCTTGCTAACCTTGCATTAGGTGAAGATATTAGGCCATCCTTGCAGGCTTTAGGTACATCGGTAAGGGCTTTCCTTATCAATAACCTTTTTCCTATGGTTGGGAATATCTTTTCTGCGTTACCTGACGCACTCGGTCAGTTGAACGGTATTGCTTTATCGTTAGCACAGAACGTAATCGCTGAATTGCCAGAGACTATCGATATGGTAGTAACAACTCTAGGCGATTTATTCACTACTGTTTTGGCTTCTGCTCCGTATTGGATTGAGGCGGCCTATAATTTAATCATGGGGCTTGTAGATGGCTTCATGTCGTTTGATTGGGTTACGTTTGCAACGAACCTGATCCAGACGATGAAAGATAACCTAGACTTGGCGGGCGCTGAGATATTCGGACAAGATAGTTTTATTTTGGATGATATTCTTGCCACGATGACTGAGGCTCTGCCTAACGTGCTTTCTTTAGGCGTTTCTATCGTTCAGAATCTGATTAACGGAGCACTATCTGTACTGCCTAACCTTTTGGCTATGAGCGTACAAATCATTCAGAGTTTTGCGGGCTATGTGTTCAACAATCTGCCTACCATTCTTCAGAGTGGCGCGGACATTTTGAACGCCATCATCCAAGGTATCGCCCAAGCAATCCCTATGCTTCTGACTGCTGCTATAAACCTTTTGAGCGGACTAGCGGGCTATGTTTTGGAGAATCTGCCTACCATTATCGAAACGGGAACTGAAATCATCGTAAGTCTCGTATCTGGCCTGACTGACGCAATAGTCTATATCCTGGAGGCTATGCCTGAGATTATCGCAAGTATCGTTGACGCTTTCGCTGAGTTTGATTGGATTACAGTCGGCAAGAACATCATCCAAGGCGTTGTCAATGGTGTAAAAGCTATGGCGAAAGCTTTGTATGATGCGATTGTTGATATCTGCAAACAGGCTTTCCAATCCGTTAAGGATTTCTTTGGAATTGCTTCTCCGTCAAAACTGATGCGTGATGAAGTCGGTGTATTCTTGCCGAGCGGTATCGCAGTCGGCGCAGAAATGAACGAAAAAGCCTTAACCGATGAAATGCAACACCTTGCGGTTGTGGCTACCGATTCGTTCAATCCGTCATTCGATAGTATTGAGGTAGCAAGAGATAGCAAGACTGACGCAATCCTTGAACTGTTAGCAAGATATCTTCCTGACTGTGCAAAGGATGTAGTTATCGATGGAAATAGCCTTTTAGATGGGATTGATAGAGGTTTAGGAATGGAGGGTGCGTTTGCATGAGAGAATTTACCTTAATAAATGCGGACGGCGAAAGATGGAACGTCACAGAAACAAAGACGTTCCTCCACTCCGTTGCTGGCTTAGGGTATGAATTTACCCAGGACATACAGAGATATGGTGATAACTATGATACATACTATGAAGTCTTAGCACAGAAGAAAATTACCGGCAAGGTA